CAACCAATCTTTTGTCCTCAAACATTGCCCAAGGTTTTGTGTGCCGATCTAACTGCAAATTTGGATAATTAACCACAGGAACATTGCTTTTCTCTGATTCGCGTAACATCGCGTAAACAGATTCAAGTTCTGTATGAAGCAACTCAATAATCCGAGTCATTTCTTGTAGTTGTGTTTTATTCCTAAATAGTTTCATGATTCCATGTCCTTTAAGTGTCGGGCCTGTGCAGGCGTTTGGGTTTTTAGATTGTTGATGACTCGAATCATGGCTACGCAACGTGCAGTTTCCTCAACTGTCATGCCTTTAAAACCGAACTCTTCAGCGCATTTAAGACAGATGCCGCGCAACTCGGTACGCATCCGAATATCGGCAGAATTAAAGCCACAAGCGCAAATGTTGCAGTTCATTTGAAACCGCCCAGACGCATCGCCACGATGACATCCTGCGTGCTTTTGGTCAGATTGGACAAGTAGACGCCGTTTTCCTCAGCGACATAAGCCAACTCAAACAGCGCCTTACGCAACATCGCAATATCGGTCTTTTGGGCGTCTAACTGCCATGCGGCTGCTTTCATCGCGATGTCGGCTTTAGCAATCGCGGCGGTCATGTCCGCTAACTGTTGGTTCATGGTCGGGGCTCCTTGATTTGTCGGTATTTGCCGTCACGATAGACCAGCGGTGTGGCATAGATTAACTCTTTGCGTTCGTTCAATGTTAAACCGCCCCAAATACCAGCACATTCTTCCTGATCGGCTAAATACTGCAACGCCTCGTTAAGACATTCAGGTCGTACCGGGCAACCTGCACAAACCGCTTTTGCTTCCTTAATCCTTTTGACAATCTGTTTTTCGCCGAGCCTGTGAATGAACAAGTCAATGGGCATACCTCGACAAGCTGCATGATCTCTCCAGTGACTTAGCACAGTTTCCATGGTTTCCATCCGCACCTACCTGTTTCTTCTAGGTCGGAATACAGCAAGTAGGCGAAACGGAGGTTGAGTGTCGGGTCGGACATGGCTTCAGCAAATGGCATATTAAACACTTGCTCCACGTACTTAGTGTGGATTTGGTTGATCTGCGCGACACCGTGGTCATGGCCGTTAAACCATTTCACTAACTCAGGGTCACTAGACAACGGCGTAATGTTCAAGCACCTTGTTTCCTTCCAGAGCAACCGACCCAGTTTTTCTAATGTCTCAGTGTTGTTGGGCCAACCGACCGTGATCGCAGTCTGGAACCATTCTTGGCACTTGGTGTCCGGGTGAAAGTCGGCAAGTCGAGTAAACGGCACGGTGCTAGTCGTGCTGGAGGTGGTGCTAGTCGTCGTAGAAGTTGTTGTTGCTGTGAGTTCCTCTGCGCGATCCTCCAGTTGTTGAGGTGTCAACATCCCGAGCGTGACCGTGGAGGGCACAGACGGAGCCTGAAGGGTCACTGTGGTGTCTTGGACGCCAGTGATCGCCCACAAGGCGCACAGTCCATACGTGCCGAATGCTAAAAGTGCTAGTCTTTTAAGGTTCATTTAGTAGTCCTCTGATAAATCCGCAACTGATTTGCGGGTGCTAAAAAAGCCTTCAAATATTGGGTTTTCTTGCATGATTTCACGGGCCATAAAAGCGCGATAATTGTTGTTAAATTTGAATTCGCTAGTGGGGTCGTTGGTCGTTGCGTGCTGATAACGCAAGACCTCGACAAGGGCCGCTATCCCGTAGTGGGTGTGCCCTTGAATGTGCAGCTTGTAGACCATCTGCAATAGTGCGGGCATGACCCACGGGTTTGCCTCTTTAAAGGCTTCGTATTTGATCATCTCGGGTGTTTTCACGAGAACGTCAAAAAGGGATGGTTGCATTGCTTCCTCCTGCGGTCGGGGTCCCGCTATCACGGGACGCACTTGGTTGTCAGTCATTAGACCGACTTCCAGACCAAATGTCAAGTCACCGCGCGTCGAGTGTAGGAAAAGCCGCTATGGCATCTAGGACGGCTTGTGGGAGGTTGTCTCCGCAGACGTAGCGGATATGCCACGCTTCAGCGTTAGCACCGTTTTTGACTTCCCATGAGAACCCAAACTTTAAGGCGTTGCTGGTGGATAATCCGTCGCCTAGTAACCATTCGATTCGTTTGCCTGAAGCGGACGCGACATCTATCGCGAGTCCCCAGCCGTGATTGCTTGTACCGGGTGTGCCTGCTGGGGCAAAACCTTGTTTCAGAAACCAGACTTGACCGTTGTATTTGCGGGTCACTTGGGGTTTACGAAAGTTGGGTTTGGCTTCGTACCGTTCATTAAACAGGGCCACCTGTTGGGTTAGTGGGCGGTACGCGCCGACATGCTTGAGTTCTATTCCGTCAAAGTACGCGGCGAGCTGTAACGCGTTCCATGCGGTGGCCGCAAGGCTGTGCAGTTTGCCGTTGGGTGCTTTAATGTCGCGTAGTAAGGCTGGTTTAATCTCGCCGTTTTTTTGACCTTCTAGGTCTGACGGCATGATGATGGGTAGTACCGGGTAGTCAGTCATCTTGTTTTTCTCCCTTGTCCTTAAGGCCGTTACTGGCCAGTAATCCTGTTAACGCACCAGCCAAAACCAGTAGGACGCTGGAGAGCACTTCCCACGCTTTGGAGTCGTTGGGTGACACTTCAAGGGGCTGTACGACGAACGCGAGTGAATACAAGATCATTCCAATACTCAGAATGAATGTCAGCGACAGCGCAGCTCCGACCATCAGGACAAGGCGCGCTTTGATCTCAGAATTGGTGTATTTCTTCACGGTGTAGTCGCTCCTGTTGAGGTGTCACATCTGGGCGCTGTCGGTTGGGTTTCGCAGTTGTTTCGAGTGCGGTCGCTACACCCTGTAACGACAAACATCAGGACGATAGCAAGAGCTGCGATCACGGCAAGCGTTTTCATGTTTCAGGGTTGCTTCCAAGTGTCCAGTTGCATGATTCAGGGTCGTCGTACAACTCCGATAATGCACACGGTTCGTGGCACACACCGCACATCACATAATCGGGGTTGCCACACATAAACTCGTTGACACCGTTTTCTGGGCAAGTTTCGTTTGTGCAAGTAACTGTTTTCATCATGCCACCTCGTAAGCAACCATTAGTCGAATTACATCACCTGAAGCCAACGCCAAAGTTGGCGAAGAACCAATTGGTGAACCTGTCTGATACAACATTGTAATTGTTGTCGTTGACGCAAGGCTGGCTGGCCCTGAATACAAAGCGTTGATGTTTTGGTCATAAACAAAACCTGACCCAATTTGTTGTGTACCTGCAACTGCTGTCAATGGCAAGCCGATCGTAACATTTGTGTTGTTTGTGCCTGCACTTGTAACATTTAAGTCCAAGTTAACAATGCACAATTTTTGTAGTCGGCAAAACTTCGCGTAAGCGATCGTTTTGGTGACTGTTACGCCTTGAACAAGGGTCGGCGTGTAAGCCTCCCATGCGGCCCCGATGGTGTTAAGCGTCGCCGCAGTCAACACCTGCCCCGAGACTGTCCCTGCTGTCCATTGTGTAGCCATAATGTGTTCTCCTTCACCAACCAAGACGGCTGGTATCCAAAATACCTGATTCGTTACTGTTCAAGATGAATACGTCATAAAAGAACGCTGGCGAGAAGTAAAAGGTGTAGCTGGTTTTGCCCGGCACACCACTAAAACTGAAACCTTCAAATACGACATTTGTTGTTGTGTCGCTTCCTGCTCCGGGGACTCGCCAAGTCAGAACGGACGCGAAGTTATAGCTAAAGCGGATGTTGTAAATGAAGTCTCTGATGGCTGTGTCGTTTGCGGTTGCGTCGTCAAAGTCCACCTCGAATCTAAGTGTTGTCGGGTCGCCTTGTGTGTAGCTGATCCATGACGCGAGGCCCGTTGCTTGGGTGCTGCTGAAGTCTGCTGATTCAAAAGAGAACCCTGCTATGCCGTTTGCTGTTTGACTTGCTGTGTTGTTTGCGAATACTGGTGCTAACGCGTTGCCAGATGCGTCCGAGTAACTGACAGTCACTTGGTTTCTAAAGTTGTCTAATGCGTTTGCGCGTCTTAGTTCTGTGTAAGCGATTGAAGTTGTTGAAGATGTTGTTCGGTGCAAGTTGACAGCGTTGTAGTCCAACATTCGACTACGAGCCAAGAACAAGATTCCGCCTGACTGTGCCAACAGTGCGCCTCGTTCTGTGTTGTTCAAAAGGTTAAGACGGTTCAAGATTGTGCCGTTGTACAGGGTGACTGCTTGAGCTGTAGAGATGCCGTCACCGACTCTGGAGACTTCAGGTGTTTTGAGTCCTGTGAACGCTTCGTTTGATCTTTCGGCCTGATTGGTTGTTGATTGTTGGCTGTAACCAGCGAAGTCTTGGAGTGTGAACTTGCCTGCTCTGGTCAGTTCGTCTTGGCAGGTGATTGTCGCAGTTGACAGTCCAACATTGCCGGGGTAGTCCGTGTATGTGACACCGATGACTGTCCCCCATGCGATGTCAACACCAGTTGAAAACACTATTCGGACTTCAAGGCCTCGAGTAAAGTTGGCGGCTTCGTTCGCTTGGTTCTTGATGGTGATCTGGAATGTGCCACCGCTGTAGTTGTCCAAATAGTTCTGTCGTCCTGCGTCGCCACTAAACGAGATCACCGAGGTGGTGAAGTCTGTGCCGAGAGCTCCGCGTCTGAATACCCATGCTTCTGCGCTCATTGAACACTCACAGGGAGTCTCCCGACATTGCGGTTGTAGGCCTGAAGTGCGCGCACGACTTCGTTCGGGTCTGCGCTGGTGACATTGATTGTGATGTTGCCACCGCCACCGAAGCCCATACTGCCCATCTTTGACAACGGAATCACTGCTTCGGGTTCACGGCCTTCACCAATCATGGCAATCGTTGGGCCTGTCACGATGCCACCTTCAGCTAATCGAGGCAAACTTACTTCTGGTATTGAACCAAAGTTAATCCAAGGGCCAGCTGCAGAATCAATGCCGTCAAGAATAATGTTCAAGCCCTTAATAGCAGCGTTTAAGCCTCGTTCAAGGTTAGAAATAACAGCGTTGATTACTCCCTTGAACGCTCCACCGATACCGTCAAAAATCGCTTTCCCAAGATCTGCCAATTCAGCAAAACCTAACTTGATTGCGCCAAACACATACTGAACGACACCCCACCAAATCAAAAAACCTGCTCTAATTCCGTCAATGGCTTTCCCAAAGATGTCAAACTTGACTTGGAGTGCGACAAGAGCTGCGATGATCGCGAGGATCACGACTGCACCAGTGGCGACCCAGAGAGCCGAGAATGAAGCTGTGAGTGCAGTGTTGAGTGCTGCTGTCAATGCTTGGATCGTGTTGTATACGGCGAGAGCTGCGTTCGTGGCGATAATCGCTGTGGCAATTCCGCCGATCACTAGACCGAGAGTGACGATGAGACCTTTGTTGTTACTTGCCCAAGTTGAGAAGGCTTGAAGTGCTGGGAGCAGTTTCTCTACAAGTGGCATCACAGCCTGTCCGATCGACTCCTTGAGTTCGCCCATTTGGATTCCAAGGTTTTTCATTTTGCCTTGGGTCGTGTTCGCTGCAGTGTCCGCTTGGCCTGCGAAGGTCTCGCTCATTGCTTGGAATACTTCGTCGGTGGTTGCTCCGCTTTTAATCAGATCGGCAAGTGCTGGATCTAATTTTTTAAGTGGGCCGAGATTCCCATTAAATGCCTTGCTCAACGCGTCGGAGACTGCCCCCAAATCTTTCCCAGTACCGGCAGAAACATCAAGTGCAAGGCTAAGAAGTTTTTGTGCTTTTGTTACATCACCAGTGCCTCGAACAAGTTTGTCAAGTGCGGGCCTAAGTTCGTCATCAGCAACTGCTGCTGCTTTGGAAGTTTCAGTGATGAAGTCCTCAACTGCTGCGACTTGAGCGTCTGTCGCTCCTGTGGTGTTTCGTAATGTGGTGGCGAGTTTTTGAGCTGCAGCATCATCTTCGGCAAACGCTTTGACAGCATCAAACGCGACAGCGCCAAGAGCCGCAATAGCAAGCCCTGCGGGGACCGCTGCTTTCTTGATTGCAAACGCTGCTTTTTGCCCGTTGGTTTCCAGTTTCTTAAAGTCGGCAATGGCTTTATCAATGCCCTTGGGATTCCACTCAGAAATGATTGGGAGGTTAATAGCCATCAGTTGAACTCTCTTTGTGCATCAACCATGAACTGGTCAATGATCGGCTTCAAAGCCCGCTCAGTTTCGGCGACCATCTGATCTATGTCTTTCCACATATAGCGCGACGGTTCACCCTGAAGAGCTGACGCAAAATTAGGTCGGCGATACTTTGACTCTCGGCGCGACTTAGTGCCACCAGCACGGCCAGCCAT